ATATGCAAAGAAATTTATATTATTAGCTAAAAGAATAAATACTTTTTTAGCTGAAGTTGGTTCATAAAATGCCAAAATATTTTGTTGATGACTTGGCCCAAATATTTTCCAAAATATAAGATCTGTAAATCCTTTGGTTTTAAAACAAGGCAAGATTCTTTCTTCATTAACTAATTTTCTAAATATATGTATATGCTTAACTCCAATTGTGCTAGAGTCTTCTAATGCTCCAAGATAAGATTGAATTAAATTATCTGAACTATATAAAATATTTCCATCTAATCTAACAACCGGGCGAAGACCTATTGGAAGAGCAAATAATTCATTAAGTTCTTTTTTATTTTCTTCCATCTTAACTCCTTATTTATTAGTGTACATACTTAAAATATCAACAAATCCAACCATATTTTTATCTTTAACTTTTTTAAGTAATTCAGATTCTGACATATGCCCAGCAAATTTACTAGCAGGCATTGTATCAACATTAGTTCCAAGAATTTCAATCATATCATTACTCATAATTGAATAATCAGATGAACCAATAAATAGAGGTGGATCATATTTTCTAACATAAAATGCACAAGAAGCTGATAATACTAAGTCGTCTCTTGAACCCATATCTCCTTCAACTCTACCGCTCGTTTTAGTTACAAGTCCTGCAATTTCAAGAGCGAATCTTTTTGATTTAACAATTTCTGGGTATTGACTAATATAGGAATATAGCGCATCAATCATAAGAGGTCTAGTTTTGGTGTTTGTTGACAACCCAGGTAACCAAGTTTTTCCGCCACGTCTTTCTTTATAAACCATAACAGAATATTCACTATTGTATAATTGTTCAACAACTTGGTTTCCATATGAGTTTGATTCTACAACTATTAAACCTGGATATTGGGTTGCAACTATTTTAACTACTTTAACGAAATCTAAAACCTTACATTTACTTTGATACTCAGCAACTTGCTCTAGTGTTTCATAATCCCATACGGTTATTGCTGATTTATCTTCTCCGTGTTCTGGAGCGGTATCAACTCCCATTATATAATATCTATTTGGTATTGCGTTTGAGAATCTCCAATATTCTCCATTGAATAATTTTAATATTTCAATTGGTTCTTGTACTGCATCTTGCACTTTTTCTACTGTTGATGCATCAAAGAATGACCCCTCAGCAGGCAAGAATTTTAATTCTAATTCTTGTGCAATTTTTCTTGGGTCATTATCAAATAACTTACATTGTGTTTTATACCAATCTGAATCTTCTGCTAGTTCAGGAATCATCTTCCAGTGAATAACAAAAGGTTCAAAAATATCATCTCTTGAAATAGATTTTTGATATCTTTTAAAATACCATTCTCCAACCCCAATTGTTTTATTTGGAGTTGATAATACTACAGTCCCATATGGAACTCCAGCTTTTCTAGCATGCATTTGGTTTGTTGAAAGAGCTGGAACCATTGAAGTCCACGCGCTATCAATATAGTTAACAAACGCAGCTTCGTCAATAACTAAAAATGTAATTGCTTTACCACGAAGAGTCTTACCAGGAGCATTTGGGTTCACAGGAGAGGCGAAAACCTTGCTCCCATTCGTAAGGATGAACGATTGCTCGGTCCTTTTTGCAAAGCCCTTGCCCAAGGGTCCCTTAGGAGGTTTCATCCAGTCAGGGAGCTTCTCAATCATTCCTCTGATAGCTCTAGCAAAGTCAGTTGCTTCTTTTCCATCCTTTGAAATAATACCAATAACAGCATTATCAAAAAATATAGTTAACCATGCTGAGTATGCTTGAACAATAGTTGAAATCCCAATCTGTCGACTCTTTAAAACTAATACATATCTTTTTTGTTCTATAAGGTTAACTAACTCTACTTGTTTTCCATATGGAATTAAATGTGCATCTTTACCTGGCAACTCAATTAAGATATAGGTGCGACAAAAATATTCAAAATTACCTTTACATTTCAAGAATTCTTGAACGTATTTATCAGCTATAGATTCTAATTTTTGTACTCGAGTTTGTTCCATTGGATTCTCCTTTATAGTTTGTTCTAAACTTATAACTAGTTCAAACTATATATATTAAACACTAACATAGGGAATCCTATCTTCTATTTTTTATTTTGAAGTTTAACGCCGCGTAAACTTAATGCGGTTTACCCGCACTATTTCTTTTTGTTGCTTCTAATTAAAACTAAATTTGCAGTTGCCAACCAATTATTTTTTCGCACTAATTCTATTTGAGATCTAAATAAAATATACTTCCCTTCAAATTTTTGATAATCAACTGTCAAAGGTTTAAACTTTACACAATCCCCAACACTCATTACTGGATTCATTTCAATATTTCTTTCAATATTCATTTCTATTGTTGATAAATCTGCTAAACTTTTTGATAATTTAGAATTGAATATTGTTTGCTCTTCTTCATTTCCTGTATCTTCATTTAAATATCTTGTTCTGCCAATAGCTGGATCAATAAAAAAGTCAGGTGATCCTTGTGCTGTATATACCAAAGAATATTTTTTTGCTATATCTTCTAAATCTTGGTTAATTATTGTATATAGTTTGTTAGCTGGTTTAACTATATGATTAATATTAGTAGAAATTGAACCAAACTTAGCATTTGCAAAATAGTCACTTTCTAAAACATCATTTGTATAATATACGTTTCCATCTTCCATTTCTGATATAATTCTTTCAAACTCACTTTTATTATCACCATCCTGCATACTAGCTAATTGATAAATAGTTAAAGTTTGTGCCATTTTTATTCTATTAGTTAAATTTTTTATATATAAATTATTTTTATAGTCACAAAATACTCCAGCAACTCCATCAAATAAACCAAAGCGTTGATCTAGGAATCCATCAAAAGTATCCGCAGCTCCAACTGTAGCTTCTTTTATTATCTTATAAAATGTTGTTGGTGGAATACATACTTGATCTACTGGAATTGTATTTTGCCCTTCTGTATCATATTGAACAGATGCCAACCCTACTTTAGAAGCTAAACCAGAAATAATTGAGTTTAAATTTTGCCCAATAAATACATCATTAACTAATGTGGTCATACTTTTATATGGGTCTTTTGGAATAGTATGAACGGTTACAATAGTTCTATCCCAACTTTTTTCTTCGGATTTTTGAGCTCTTTCAGCAAATGTAAAATCTGATGATAAAAAAATAAGATCCATATCAAAGATTTTTTCTGCATATCCAGCAATTTCTCTTAACAAGAAAACAGAAAGTTTAATTGATTCACCTCCAAATAATTCATTTAAAATAACATCTGCTGGATCTAGAAATAACGATACATCCACCATTTGATATGCAGAAGCTAAAGTGGAAATAATGGTTACCCCAACTATATCATTAGTATAATCTAAATCCTTTATTCTAACTTTAACTTCATAGGTTTTTAAACCTAAATTCGTTGATGGCGACATTCTAATTGGATCTGGCATATGATATTCCTTTTATTTTTTGTTCCAAAAAAAATAGGTTGATGTAAAACTCAACCTATTTTTAAACAGGAAAATTTCTATTCCTGTTGTTTCATATTTTCTAAATTTGTTAATACGTTAGCCATTCTTTCTGGAATAACTAAACAGCTTTCAGCAGCATTCTCAAGGATTCTTTTTGTATTCAAGTTAGTTTCCATTGTGCTATACATGGCGATAGCAAGAAACATATCCCAGCATGAAGGCAATTGAGGCGTCTGCCCTTCTTGAGCAACAGGAGAAATTTCAGAAAGGTATTGAGATATTTCATCACGTTTCTTTTTACTAACCTTTTCAATAAACCCAAGAATTTCAAATAAGGAATCATCAGTAAGTCTTTTCTCAAATGAAAGTCTTACCATATCAACAATGTCATTAGCAAACACTTGCATATATGATTGGATTGCTGCATCGACATTTGTCTTTGATGATCTTATATGAACTTGACTCATCTCTCCTAATCTGAATTTGAAGATAAGTCTATTTCTAACTTTGTCTCCTTCAATAGCTAAACCAAATGCAACTGATGCTTTCTTTGTTCCATTGTAACTGTTTTCAACTATCATAACAGGAATGATATTTCCTGTTTGACTAATATTATGAGAATTTCTAATTAGGATTTCATTTCTCATTCTTGTATAAGCATTATAGAATAAAGTATTTTCAGTAACTATTGGAGTTCCAGCTTTGGTTATAGCATCTCTAATTGCCTGGTTAACATCATCATTACCAATAAATTTATATTGTGTTGAGACATAACCAGTATAGAAATACTTATCAATTGGGTCATCCGCTGCTCTTGTAAACACTCCTAAAAGAGTTGTTTTTATTCCATCGGTTGCATGTATATCTGGCATTTCATCGTGAGCAAATGTTATTAGTTCTCTATATACTACTTCGCTATATTGATCTCTGTAGCTAAACATTCCGCGAGCAGAATCTACAGTCAGTCCCATTTCTGGTGCTAGTTGTTCAAAGGTTGAGGTCATTTTTACTCCAGTCGTTTTTTACATTTATTGCCAAAAGAAGTAAACGGAGTTTGTCTTGGAATATACATTTCTTTTGAAATAACTGTATAACATCCATTTTGTTTTCCATATGCAATTGCTTTTTTATAATATACTTTAATAAGTCTAACTTTATTAAATTTCAAATGTGCTGCTATACCATAACTTTCAGCATCTCTATATGTAGCTAATATATGAAATCCAATTCTATAACTGTTCCATGAAGATCCTATTTTAGTTTGTTTACTATAAACATCACGTCTGAAATCTTTTTCATTTAACCATTTACCAGTTGAAAAATATTTACCAACATTATGAAGATGAGGAGGAGTTATTTTTCCGTTTCTAATAACTACAGCTTTCCATCCAACTTTTAATTCTAAATTCTTTTTATGTTTTTCAATCTTTTTTAGCTTTGAAAATTCTTTACTTTTTAAAACGACATCTAAACACATTTTTACTCCATTACTATTTTGGTTATTTCTTTTTTTAGTTGAATCTTCATACCTTCTTCAAAAATTTTAGTAATTCCGCCAAACTTTTTGCGAGCTATTACTTCTGCTAAAACATCAATAGTTTCCTTTATAGTATTTTTATATAAAATTAATTCAATCGCTTCAGCAAAACTTTTATCCCCTGGTGCCCCATATCTATTTTTTGAAACATGAAGTCTTAATGACTGTGGCTTCTTCATAACTATTACATCTGCTTCAAATGTATGTTGAATAGAAGATACTGAGTTTTTTGGGAATGGGCATGAAGATTTTTTCATAACTAATAAACTCTTTTTAACAAGAATCTCATATAAATATCTCGGCCATCAAACTGATATTTTTCAAACATATCATATACCACAAATCGTTTTTCTAACTGCCAAAAATATTCCGCTCTTTCTGGTGTCCAGATTGAAGCATGTGGGCATGATGGTTCATTTAAAAGTTCTGTAGTTAAAAGAATATTTTCGCTTTCAAAATTAGGGCTTTTAGTAGATTCTTCTAATAACATTTTAGCTAATGTTTCGTAGTTTGGAACTATAATATCAACTAATCCTTCATGTCTAACACATGTAGATACTAAATAAATAAAGTATAAAACTTGTGTAAATGAAATATGCTCAAGGAATCTATATGCACATACTCTATCAAACTGTGGTCTGAACTTTTCCATAAATTCAAATGCATCACAGTTACAATATAATTCGGCTTGCCTTTCTGTTACAATTGGCATTTTATTTTCTATATAATCTTCAACTTCTTCTGGTGTTGCAGCAGAGAAATAACTAGTATCTACATTAACTGTTGTAATAAATGAATCTTTTGTATAATCAAGAATTGGTTTTGTTTTACCTGCGCCTAAATTTAAAATTAGCATTTGGTTCTCCTTTTATATAAATTCTACTACTATGCTTTTAGTGAATGGTTCAAGATAATGTTTGAAATATCTTTCTTTATCAATATCATCTGGATCCATAATTTTTAATGTTTGAAATGATATTGTCATTTCTCCATAATCTTTTAAATAGATATTTACTTTTCCATCCTTTGCAGGGATTCCAAATAATGTTGGATCATTACTATTCAATAAATCATCTTTGATTCTTTGTAATTTTGTAAATATAATATTTTTGGAATTAGAATTTAGAATATCACATAATTTTATATAGATAGCATCTATCTTATCATTTCTAAATGGAATCCCTTTTATTGTTACTTTACGATATACATCTACACCCAAATATTTTTTTCTATCTATTGATGAAATAAAAATAAAAAAATGTCTTCTTGCATTGAGAGGAATGTCACCGATGCTAGTTATTTTCAATGGTTTCGTTAAGAGAAGCCCATCGTATTGTCTTATTACTATATCGTCAGGCTGAATGTGATTTTGCCGAATATACTCAGTAATGATTGTTTCTGTTGTTGTTCTTAAAAGAGTTGTTAACCGTGGATTTCGGCGCATCATTTTTCCAATCTGAATGTTTCTTTCTAGTTTATTATTAATATCAACACCAGAAAGATCTAGACCTAATTTCTTCATTATATTATAATGACACGCCTCAATGTCGAATGAATAAACATTTTGTAAAACAAGTTTTAAGTTTTTATTTGTTTCCATAAAGTTTAAGCTGGGTGATCCTAAGACCACCCAGCTTCTCCTAATTTACTTCATCAAATCAATTATTACTTGATCAATTTGAAGATGATGATTTATATCTGTAACCTCTTTCTGTTTTTCAACAAACCAATCAATCACACTCTGTTTGGTTGTTAACTCATCAACAGATTTTGAGATTTGTTTGTAAAGTAATTGTAATGCTTCTTTATCACATGGGTCATTTAGTTTTGCTGTAATTGCGGCAACATCACTTTGTGGTACGTCCACATCTTTTTCTCCCTTTTTAATTCTAACAATTTCATAGGGAACAAGTTTGTCGCTTATTGCATTACAGAAAACAATTATTAAACCAGTTCTGATTCCGTAACATTTCGCAAAGATGGTTCCATTTACATCATTAATAATTCTGAAACCATTGTTATAAATTTGCATGTCCATTCCAGGCAAATCTAAAACTGGATGTATATCCGCATCTTCAAAAACTCTCAAAACTCTTCTATCATTTCCTTCTAAATCTTTTTCGCCACTTTCATCTTTAACTGCCATAATCAAAGTTTTTCTTGCATCAACTCCACGAATTGCAACTTTGACTTGGTTTATATTTGAAAATCTTGTAACATTTATTTCGAACCATTCAGATAATGATGTTGTTAGAATAGTCATCATAATACCTGATGATGGTGCTTCTCCTACTGCTGTAGTTACAGTAGCGGTAGTTGCAGGAACTTCTTCTGGAATATCAATATTGTCTACAGGAAATACAGGAGACCCTCCGGTCTCCATTTGTTTAACCATCTGAGTTAAATTCTCGTTCATTATATATTTAATCCTCCCATTTCTTTTTATCCTCTTCAGGATTGACTCTCCACTGTTCTGGATCAACATCTGTATATGTTTCTAATGCGGCACCAGATAATGCCATTATAGTTATTAAATGTTCATAAACCTCAACTGGAGCACTCCTATTATTTTCAAATTCTTTACAATTCAATAACCAAGGAGGTAGCTCTTTTGTCCATTTGCCACAGTAAACTTTTTCCATTTTATTTATGTAATCTTTTAATAGCAAAATGAAACTTGCAACATTTAACGATTTGATTCCTGTATATTCTCCAAAAACACATTTTTCATAATCTCGTTCTTTACGATATATTTCCACAACATCATCTTGACTTGACATTTATCACCTCTTTTATTTCTTTGTGGATTTTGTCTATAAAATACTTTCTTGATTCATCTGTTGCCCCATTTTCTTTAAGCAATGTTCTGGCTAAAGAAGATATATTAAGATTCATATAGTGTAGACTTCCGTTAATATTAATAAATGGTTTCTTTAATTTCTTTAAATTCGGAATACTTTGAAATTTACAAACCACTGTAAACGGGCACTTCATATACATGTTTCTAACTCTTCCAATATTATCGCCAGTTAACATCATTGCTAAAACACCATAATCTTGATAAGTCCAACACTTATTTTTATATTTTACTTTTTTGTATTTATTTACTATTACTGCATATTGACTAGAGCAGTATATAGGATCAGCTGGATTTTTTACTTTCATTTTCTTTTTATCTGCTTTAGTTAAAAACCAATCTTTCCAATCAGGATCATGACGTGGCATATGATAGCTACTTCTAAATTTAATAATATCCCCAACTCTATATTTTAATCTTTTAGATTCTTGTAAAACTTTAGTAGTACATACAACTTCTACATCATGAAGCACACCTCTTGAATACCCTCTTGATGTATATTCAATAGTATCTTCTATTATATGCCAAGGTTTAACTTCAGACGTATCTACGTCCGTTAAATCCATTTTCAACACCCTTCCAGTTTATAGCAATTGCTTCCGAAGTGTGAATGCTTTCTTGATGAGTGCATTTCACGATCCAATCACAAACATCAGATCTTTTATTTAATTCATCTGAGATATAACGAATAGCATCCTCAACAAACATTGGATTTTCTGCTGCTACTCTTGCAATCTCTTGTTCATCAACTCTTTTAATTATTGGATAAGGTAGAGTTTTAATTCTAGATTCAACACATTCAATAATATCTTCCAACCAAACATAATTTGGTTCACAAACTTCAATTAGAATATCCGCATATGATCTTTGATTATGCGGATATCCCTTACTTGATTTATCATTTAAATCATGACATAGTTCTGCTGAACATGGGCAATATGATGCATATTGAATTGTGACTCCTTGATAAAACTTAAATTTTTCTTTATAGAAATCGCCTAATGCATCATCATCTTTTGTCTTAAATAATTGCCCTTCAAATCTGCATTTATAATAAATAGGAAATGAATTTTTAGTTAAAATTGATTTTCTATTAATGGGCATTCTAAACTCAAATTTAATAAAGCTAGAATTACTCCCAAGATTAGTTGTTAAATCTTCCAAAATTTTCTTTATCAATACATGTTTTAATGGAAGATCAAGATAAGGTTTTAATGTCAATAACAATCTTGACATTGAGATCCCTTTTGTATTTTCGTCTAAATCTGTTCGCATAGAAACATTTGCGTTTAACTGATGAAACCCTCCATATTTAGATTCCAATCTAAAAGGGACCTCAATGTTTTCAACACCAACTTGTCTAATAGGGATTTTAATACTTGGTAAACTACATTGAATATCTGGCAAACATTCATTCTCCATTATATCACCTCTTATAAATTAAATTTTGCAATAGCTTTTTCTACTAATCTTTTTTTCCATTCAAGAAATTCTTCTATTTTAGAATTATCAGTTAACCCTTCTTCAATATCATGTTCCATATCATCCATACAATGAACTACAAATGTTGATTCAAAGTATGTATTAGTATCTTCTTTTAAAATTCCATCTTCAATATAAAAATCGCGGTCACTTACTTGATATTTCAAACCAATTTCGCCACCACATTTACCGCACTTTTTTTCTTCCATTCTTATCCTCTGGTACATCTAAATTTTGAAGATCAAAAATCATAGGAATTATTTTAATAGATTTTTTCTTTGATTTATTTACAGGAGGACTTTCTTTAAATACTAAATCCCCATCTACCTGAACAATATATTTTCCTGATGAAGAAGCAGTTGTTGTTTGACTAAAAATATTAGGTATTATCTGTTCAATAGGAAGTGGGTCATATATTTCTTCATAAGGAGCAGAAGGAATTCTTAATTCATCTTCTTCTTCATCATCATATTCTTCATCATCATCATATTCTTCTTCATACTCTTCATTATCAGTATCGTCCCAAGCCATTTAAACTCCTTACTTATGATTGACACCAATAACTGTTAGATATGAGT